GAAACACACGAATCTCATGCAGAGCCTTGGGCTGAAACAATAGTGAAGTCCCAAGAAGAGATGAGGGACTTAATAGACAAACTAGATTCTTATTGGAAAAATCACATTAGGGTATTACTCGAATCAACGGAGGAATAGATATGAATGAATACGATAGAGCAATCATTGGACTGGCAGGTATAGCAATAGCGCACATAGACAACGGTGACATAGACAAAGCAAGAAACACACTGGTGGGACTTATAACTCAATTAGAAGGACAGGTGGAAGCATGAACATATTTGTATTAGACGAAGACCCAGCACAAGCCGCTAGATACCTAGATGATGTTAGACTACCTAAGATGTGCGTAGAAAGCGCACAGATGATGGCCGCTAGTTTGCGTAGACATGGTGCTACTGATGAGCAGATGCCACTTACTAAAGCAGGTAAGCCATACAAGGGAGGCTACAAGCATCACCCTTGTACAGTATGGGCGGGTGACAGTCGTGCTAACTTTGTATGGCTTTCTCTACACGCAATCGAACAATGCAAGGAATATACTCGAAGGTTCGGTAAAGAACATGCTTGTTACGGACCAATCAATCACATGGCTCGTATGTGGAAGACTGCTAAGTTTGAGGAGAATTACATGACACCATTTGCACAGGCTATGCCAGACGAATACAAGTCCGATGATGATGTAGTCAAAGCCTACAGGTCTTACTACAAGTCTAAAGAATACAGCAAAGGTGGCGTCAGATACATTCGAGCAGATGTTCCTACTTGGTGGGAAGTGGTTGCTTGAGTGCATTCGACCAAGAGATTAAGTGGCGTGTACCGTCAACCACTGCTAAGTGGAAAGGAAAGGCTGAGATAGTCATGAGCGTTGCTACTCCTAAAGGTCGAGGTAAGACTGCTATCGACATAAGAACTCGAAGAACAATAGAGCATCCTAAAGGTGAAGGCTTTACGAGAGAGGGCGTAAGGTTATCACTTGAAGATACCAATACTCTAATCAAAGCACTGACACATACCCTCAAAGAACTGAGGGAAACAGATGCTACTGGCTGAGGCATCGCAAATATCTGAGGAACTCAGAGACTTCTATCGTAATTACATGCGAGATAGTGACAAGCGTTCTCAGTACTTTAGTAAGTTGGTAGATACAATCAGCCTCGCAATGCGTGATTCTATAGATGACTTGAATCAACTAATAGATATTTTCTACCCGTCTTATTCTAAGTACCCAAGGCAGTTCGTTTCGTTCAGAGATTTACGAGATGATGTCTGTAAAAAATTATCAATCTCTCCTTTAGTATGGGATGAAGCCTTGGCAGGTAAACCACTTGTCCCGCTGTTATCTCTTGAATCACCTGAGTATGGTGGTGAAGGGTTAACTGTCAAGCAAGGACTCAATCTCATGGCTAGAATAAAAGACTTAGGCTTCCTTGAAATTACCAGCAAAATGAATGAGAAAGAAGCACTAGTATTCTGGGCAAGAGCCACTGGTGAAAAGCCACCAATCCCAATCAACCGTTTCTTACAAATGGTTTCTTATGTAGTGGGCGAAAGCCCTCAAAGTCTACAGTCAATTAATATCCTACTCCAAACTATGCGCCCAGCAGAGATAGCGCAAAGAATGATTGGTAGTAAAAAGCCAATCGAAGTCAGAACCATGCAACCGGGTCAACCATTTGTCGGCCCCGTTTACAAAGCATGGGATAAATTCACTACTCCTACAGATGTATTCGTAGAAGTCATATCCAATACTAGAAGATATCTACACATTACTGAGTTCCCTAAAGGTACATTCAAAGGTATACTTTACGATAGATACAGACAACTGATGGGTAAACCTTTGAGTCTACCTATTGAAAAGGAAGGTATCTTTGAAGTAGAAGTCGACGGACTAGACATTAAGTATGTCACTGACATACTATCTTTGGAAGATAACTGGGATATTCACAAGTTGGATTACCGAGATAGAGTAAACCAACTAGAGCAAATCAACTTAAGTAAACCAGTAAAGACTGGTAACTTTGTTTCGGGTGCGACTGATTTCACTCATATGCTAGAGACCATCGAAGCCACTGATAGATTACGACTAACCAACACAGACGGTATAGTGGTAGGTGGTCAAGGTGGTTGGCTAGTAATGAAAGATGCTTTCCATTTACAACTCTTAGTTGCCGCAGTGAAGCGTGATGAAGAGTATGAGACGCATGTTAGACTGTCTGCGTTAGACGGTTACGAAACTTATGAAGTAGGGCAACTACAATTAACTGTCTCGGTAGCACAACATCTCCGGCAACGATTGGCACAGCAAGGAGTACTTGCTGGTCAAGACTGGTTACCTATAGACGAGTATGGATTAGTGGTGGTTATGGAAATGAAAGGATTCTCTTTACAAGAACTAACACTCACAGATGGAGAGATAAAATACCTCGATGATGAACTAGGATTTTCTGATGTTTCGCAACTTACTGACTTAATAGAAATGAGTGACTGAGATATTGAATATATAAAAGACTAACAAAGGATGGGAGATGAACACTTATGAACCTACGAGAGAAGTATAGACCAAGCACTCTAGCAGACCTAGTTGGTTGCACTGAGTTCAAATCGTCTGCTGAGGCATGGACACTCGAATCATGCCCCGCTAATATACTCATTGTAGGTCCACCGGGCGTTGGTAAAACTAGTGCCGCTTACGCTTTGGCTAAGGACTTACTAGGTGAGTACTTCGACCCTGCTAACTTCATTATCACTAACGCAAGTGATGACAGAGGTATTGATTATATTAGAGAACTTAAATCAATTAGTCGTCAAAAAGGCATAGGTGTTTCAAGGAAGATAATTTTTCTCGATGAAGCAGATAGTTTCACTACCCCTGCTCAAAAAGCACTGCGGCAAATAATGGAAGAGAGTCACAAAACTAGCATCTTCATCTTGGTAGCCAATGACATTAGCCCGATTCACAATGCGATAAGAGACAGATGCCTCACATTCGCATTCAACCCTATCGACCCTTACAACACTGATAGGTTAGAGATGATAATGGACAAAGAAGGTATGCCTGAGCAATGGAAGGTACATCTACCCAACCTAATCAAATTCACTAACGGTAGTCTAAGACAATCAATTGATATCCTTGACAGTATACCAAATGAACCATCTGCTCTCCAAGACAGAATCCGAAAGGAGGGAGAGTTCCTTAACAAAGCGGCATTGAATCTGATGAGTTCAGATTATACTAAGTTGACCGCTTACCTTAAGCAAGCCATAGAATCGGGACAGTCCCGCTTCTACATACTTAGAGGCTTGCGCTTTCGTGCCAAATCGCTCATGGAGAGCGAAGACGATTGGTACAATTTCATGTTCACCTACGGAGAGTTTGTTCTCATGGCCCAACAATGGCCTGATGACGACTTGTCGTTTGTGGAATATTTTGTAGCGAAACTAAAAAGAAATATGGAGGAATAATTATGGAAGATAATAATGGAACCAAATGGCCAGAAGATGTGATTGAAAGACTAACAGGGTATGCTGAACGAACCGGCATCAAGTTGGGGGAAGCCGCCAACAAATTCAACAAGTGGTTGAAAGATGAGTTTGCAGTAGAAAACCCATTCGATGAAGACCCATTTTACCTAAGTCAATGGAGCGAGCAATTTGTTATCGAAAACAGAAATGAAAGCGCCGGAAGACAACAAGAAACAGTTACCTATGTAGGTATGTTCATCGGTATTGAAGACAGTAGTAGGGATAACCGTAAGGGTATGTACGACAGGGCAATTAACATGTTTAGGTCTAATCAATCAAGAGCAATCGACGAAGGTCACATAGGTGTACTTACTGCTAAGGGTGGTAAGTGGCATCTCAACGGTAACGAAACTAATGACAAAGTACAAGGTAGTGATTTACCTTGGTACGGATTTGAATTCGATGATATGATACTATGTCTTATGACCGCTAGGGATGGTAAGCGTGTACCGATAGCGCCTACTAGTATCAGTCGTAACGCTTACTTCCTAGGCTCTCAAGAATCAGGCGGAGATATCAAGAGATGGTCTATCAGTTTACAAGGCAAAGCCATGGATGTAGATTACAACAAATGGGAAGCCTGTAGAATACAAGTTGTCGCCCCTAAGACCACTGAACAAGACATACTCTATACTAATAGAAACTTCCATGAAAAGGTTGAATATACCGACGCTTGGTTGCCAGAAAATCTAAGACAAGCATTCAGTGCTGAAAGGTTACTCATCAATGGTAAAATGCATAACGAGTATGTTGAACTAAGTAACTTAGTAGATGCTCATGCAGATAGAAAGATTACTACTTCTAATGGTATGACTCTCAATCCTATCGTAATCACCTATGGTTCAGTCACATATCTTAACAGAGACCCCATGGAAAGTGAATATGACCCAACAGGTCGCTCTTACAGATTAAGTGTATACAGACAAAATGTAGACCCTGTGACCGTATGGGTATCAGGTACATTGCATGATAACGACAGAGTATTTGAATACAAGAATACCAAAGGTGAATGGGGTCACTACAATGAGAAGACCAATGTTATTATTGTAGGTCGACTGAAACTGAAACCATTCAACAATGAAATGCAACCGAGCCTAACAGCGCTTGGTATTTACATTCCACCTAGAACTGCCCGCCCTGCGGGTGGTAGTGGGAACACAAGCCTAAATCAATTTGGAGGAGATGAACAATGAGCGGATGGGATGCACTATTAGGAGACGAAGCAGTAAACAGTACAACAACTCAGTCGGTTACACCAGTAGCCACTGAACCTGTTGTAGAGAAGATGGAGCAGGAAATAAAGGAGAAGTTATCTCCTACACCTACAACACCAGTACCTGCTAGTTCTACAGAATTCATCAGTAAGTTTCCGGGCATTGCTCAAGAAATGAAAGAACAAGCGTCTGCTCCTAAGATTGTACCAAGTAGTACATTCATGGGCATGGTAGGTCACGAAGGCACTGGTAAGACTGGGTTAGCAATGGATGCTCACAAGCATCTCTACCCTGACGGACTAGCAATAGTACTTGACCATGACAATGGCGGATTATCGTGTAAGCAGGCGCACTACCGTGACGACCCTTCTTTCCGTATATTCTCACCTTGGGTTATGCAGCAACAAGATAAGACTGCTTACAACTATTTGGCTAGTTATAACAGAGTAATGGATGTCTGTAAGTTTGCAGTAGAGTATGCAGAGAGGCAGTACGAAGAAGGATTTACCGGACCGATGCTTAAGACTTTCATAGTTACAGGAGTTGACCAGTTCGACGATATGTGCATAACATGTATGAAGATATATGACTTGGACATGAAAGCAACTGATGCCGTAGAAGCAAGTCACTCTAAGTTGAATGCAGAGATAGGTTGGAACTGGAACATTCGTGCTACGAGGTTCCGTCAACTAACTGCTCAGTGTCAAAAACTGAACAGACTAGGTGTCGATGTATACTGGGAAACACATCTCAAAGAAGACAAAGATGGTAAAGTAGGATTTGACGGTTGGAAGTTTGCTTGGCATGCAAGTGCTAACAAAGACTTGTTCCAGATACTATGGTGCAAGCCAAAGCATGTAAGGAATGCAGACGGCTCACTATCGGGTGAAGTCAGATACTCTGCTGAGTTCTTCAAGCAGAAGACCAATCCTAATCTACTCAACCAAGAAAGACTTTACTTTGTCACCAAGAAGGGTGAAGATGCTCAGTGGTACGGATTACCCGAACTAAGAGACGGTGTTATTTGAGCGCTGCTTGACGAGGTGATAACATGGTAGCGTTTACTATTGAAAGAGAAAACTTTGGAAACTTTTTATCTAGTTTCGGAAGAGACTTGGCTGATATAATTATTGATGCTAAGCAAGGTAACATCTCAGCATCCGTTGCCAAGTCTACTCACTATATCTATAGAAAGATAGACTGCGGGGTAGAAGCGACAGGTAAACTGTACATAACAGACATACCTAAGTTAAAATCATTCCTTGGTACAGTGAAATCTAAAGACCTCAGTATCAACCAAGAAGGTAAGACTGGGACTTTGCATATCAAATGCGGTAAGGCTTCATTGCAGTTACCTACATCGTCTTACATCGAATCTCAGAAAAGAGTAGCCCTCATGAAAAAGGGCATAGATGATGCTAAGAGTAGTATGTGGAGGATGTGGTTTCACTCTCCTCTTACACATCATGCTAGACTTAACTCCGAGGAACTCAAACCAGTAACTGGTTTCAAGAAAGTATTAGGAGACAAGTATGCTTGTAAAACTGACTTCGATGCAGATGGCTCAGAATTTGTAGTTCGTGGTGGTAAGACAGAAACAGGTAAAATGTTCGTAAGGGCTAACCTGACTCAAGTAGAAGCACCTATGTCTTCCGCTCGCTCTGCGTTTGATAAATGGTTACCAGAATTACTCAATAACTTACCTAAAGGTGAAGTGGAAATACATACTGCTAACGAAAGTGTTCTAATTGTTGAGCAAGCAAGTACTGATTTTCTTATGATAGTTATTGACCAAGAGTACGAGGAGGACTAAGTATGACTAACTATATGCATGTAAATCGACAAAGAAGAGATATCTGTTGGCTATGCGGCGGTAAATTAATCTGGGGCTGTGACTATAACCCAGAGGACTACGGTTACGAGGGTGACGGTATAATAGCCACACTACAGTGTTCATCGTGCAGCGCTGATGTCACTTATGTTTTGATTAATGAAGAGGAATAGATATGCCAAAAAAACATAGAGGAGATAGTTACTATACTTGTATTAAGTGTGGAGATGTCTTTCAAGGATTTGGTTACAAGCAATATTCAGAAAACTATCGTGGTGGGTATGCTTGTAAAGAATGCAGCGGCAATGGTGTATCAAGACTTACTAGAGATTTCAAGGAGAAGTATGCATGATAATCGACATCTTCAAACCAGACCCTACAAAGCCTGACCACATCTACAAGAGGTGGCGTGACGCTGAGGGTAATCTGATTGAAGAGACAGTTACTGACTTTGAACCTTACTTTTGGATATCAGCGAATACTATACCAGAAATGGCTAACTCAGTCATTGACCAGTTTCCCGGCTCTCGTATAGACTGGGAAGACACAGCGGTAGGTTTGAGAGATAACCAGCCCTTGGTCAAGGTGTATGCTTACAGACAATCCGACATCAAGGATATGGCTTTTAGATTCAGAAAGACATGGGAGGCAGACCTTAGTTTACAAGACCGGTATCTAATAGATAATGTCAAAGACATGCCTCAGTGGAAACCAAGAGTTTGGCACTTTGACCTTGAGTGGGACCCAAAGACTGACCAGACTACGGTTATGGCAGTTATTGATAACTACAATAATAGACACATTGCTTTCTGTTGGAAGAAAGATAACCCTGACAGGTTACATGATAATGATTATCAATTAGAAAACAAACTAGTAGAGTACGAAGCGAATGGCTCTACAGAGAATTTCACTTATGAGAAATACATATACGGCTCAGAGCAAGAAATGCACGATGCTTTCTTGCACTACATGGATGAATGTAATCCAGATGTATTCATAGCCCACGCAATCATGTGGGCTGACCTACCTCACTTGACTAGGAGATTAAAGCGATTTGGAAAACTGAGCCCTCTTGGTAGAGTAATGCGACCAAAATCGGGCGGTAGTTATGATTATGTAGACCAGCCAATTGTAGGTAGGTTATGTTTTGACACTGCTGCACCTGTAAGAAGCGGTAGTGGATTTGAGCGTGTCTGGAAAGACAGTGGTCAGCCGCAACTTAAAAATCTGAAACTAGACACTATAGCAAAGGCTTGTAATCTAGGCGGTAAATTTGACATGGATGTCATGACCGGCTGGACTGAAAGGTTTGACGACTATGTAGATTACTGTATGCAAGACACTCTCCTGCTGAAAAAGATAGACGAAAGTCATCATGTTCTAAATTTCTTCATGTCATTACAAAGACTGTGTGGTGTATCTTTCGAGTCTTGTCACAATGTAACAAGATTCGCCAAAGGATTACTGAATAGAAGAACTCACTGGAAAGCGCCTAGTAAGTCTACTCAAGAGAAACAAGAGTACGAAGGCGCTTTCATTCCACCTCCCAAGCCCGGTAGATATGAGGGTGTGGCTTGTGTAGATTACAAGGGTCTGTATCCTAGTATTATACTGAGCCATAATCTATCTTGGGAGACCCAAGTTCCAAAGCACATGGCAGAAGAAAGCCATGTAAGACAATTACCAGATGGTACATGTTGGAGACAAGATACAGATGCATTACTCCCTAAGATTGTCAACGAGATGTTCGACCTTCGTGACGAGTATAAACAAAAGATGAGGCAGGCGACTGACTCGATAGAAAAAGATGGTTGGAATACAATGCAGTTGGCTGTAAAACGGGTCATGGCGAGCATATATGGTGCGACGGCGAGTCCATATTGGGGTTATTGTGACCTCGATATAGCCGGTGCAATCACAGCCTGTGGTCGAAGAGCAATCAAGGCTCTTATGGAAGAATCAGAACAGGCTGGCTACAAGGCATTGTATGGTCATACAGATTCTGCATTTGTTCAAGTGCCCTTTGATGAAGCGCCTGCTCTGGCTAGATACCTAACCGAAACCATACAGCGTAAACATGAAGCAAGTCATTTGATTGTAGAGTTCGAGGCTTACATGCCTTATTGGATTGTTGGCGGTAAGAATCTATACTATGGTATTTGTTCTTGGCCACCCGAAGACGAAGGTAAGAAGAAGTCAGCAAGATGGGGTAAAATCAGCACTTTGTCTCCAATTTCCAAAGACTTGGAAAACGACATACTGACTGCTATATGCACTGGCGCTGATGAAGAAACCGTAATTGGTATGGTCAGACCTATCGCTAAAAAAATAATGAAGGGTGATGTCAGCATCAAAGACATATCAACTACAACTCGATTACAAAAAAGGTTGCCAGAGTATAGCGACACTGCCGGTGGTGCTGTCAAGGCGGCTCGTTACTACAATGAACACATTGCTCAAAGAAATCATTTTGGACACGGAGACAGTGTAAACTGGGTTTATGTATCCAAGTCCAAAGACGGATTACCTTATACCCCTGTAGTGGCCTACGAGGACATAAGTGAACTAGATGGCTTTGTTGTAGATTACGACCTCATGGTTGATAAAATAGTCAAAGGTAAGATAAAGCCTATATTCAAAGCCCTTGATTGGGACTTAGAAAGAGCAAGTGGGGCTGCTATGCCCAAAGTATATTGGTGATTAAATGAGCAGAATAGAAGACGAAGTATGTAAGCGAATTCAGCAAAGGGCTGAGGTTGGTAAAGGTAAGTATGGAGTTACTATGGAGACTGCGCCTCTATCTAGGCTAGAATGGCTTATACATGCTCAAGAAGAAGCGATGGACTTGGCTGTCTATCTACAGAAACTAATCGAAATGGAGATGAACGAATGAGTGATAGAGATTGGAGTGCATATGCTAAATCCACATATCAGTGGGAGCCGGGGCATGAAAAAATGCTTCGGATTACTAAGTCTAGCCTCACTAGTGACTTTGATTTCTGCCCTAAGCAGTATGAATACAAGCGTGTTCATCGACTACCTACTCCTAGCACTGACGCTATGGTAAAAGGAACTAATATTCATGATGCCATAGAAGCGTATTACAACAGTGTGCTACCTATACTGGATGAACTATACACTTTGGTTCAGCGTAACAAAATGACAGAAGCGATGGAACTCGCTAAGTCAGTTCTTCCAGACAAAGAGTACGAATTGAATGAGCAACCTTCTATTGACATGCGTTTATTTTGGGACTTACATAGATTGAAAACCGTAGGTAAAGAACTGTATCTACCTATTATCAACGAATCGGAGATACATGCTTATACAGAAGAAGAAATAGAATTCAACGGCGAAGTCTATACTATACCTGTTCACTATGCCGGAAGCATTGACCGTGGATTTAGTGAAGAGGATGGTAGCGTAGCAATCATGGAACTAAAAACAGGTAAGTGGGTTCAAACCAAAAGAGGTGATGATTGGAAAGATTCTGATTTCAAAGTCAAGTCGATGAGAAGAGAAATGGCTTTTTATAAAATGTTATTAGAAATAGCAGACCATGAGTTTCAAGATGTCACTCACTGGGGATGGGTGTACCCCTCCGGCGTAGTAGCAGACATGGAATCATTGAACAAGTACGGCTATGAGCAAAGAAGCATCAACAAAATTTTCTATGAAAAGATAACCAAGCGTATGAACACTAGTTATAACAAGTCTATTCAGAAACTAAAAAGCGGGTTATTGACTGCTTATTTGTCTAAAGATTTCCCAACCAGTGCTAGTGCAGGTAAATGTGCTTGGTGCGATTTCAAATCAATATGCCCTGCATGGGAAGGTAGTGACAATCCACAAGAATACTTGGATAATTATAAGGAGGAATGATGATGGACAAAGGGATGGTAAGTAGGTTGATTGAAAAGATGATGTCGTTAGTTGTAGACAGAGATGTAGAAGTTAATTTTTCTCAACTTGGGAAAGGTAAAAACTACAGTATCGCTATTCAGACATCGCTGTATGAGTTTGATGAGAATGTGAGCGGTCCGAAAGGACCTATGTACATATCTTTGAATAACTATCTTTTACAAGATACTAGTGAACTAATTAATGTACTAAACACAATCATAGAAAGTAGGAAGTGAGTTTATGAAAATAGCATTTGATTTTCCGAGGGAGGTTATGGAACTCGGAAATGAAAATGGTAGAGGCTTTCGCAAGATAGTAAGAAGTAGCGGTGATTTAGAAAGATACTGGGCTGGGAAGAACGGTGTATCTAACGCATACATGACTGTCTACGGTTACCGGGCAACTAAGCAACCTCACAATAATCGTGTGGATTTACTTACACCGATTATCAGGCACTTCGTTATGGACTTTGACCCCAAAGATTTCCGCCAAAGAAATAGACCTGATGTGGAGTTAGACTCTGCATTAGAGCAGGCTAAAACTTTACATTATTACTTAATAGATAACGACATATCACACGCTGTTTGGTACAGTGGCGGTGGTTTTCATATATGGGTCGAGTTAGACAAACCATATATGCCAAGTGATGGAAATCACCTATCTGCGATAAAAGATGCAGGTATGCAGGTGGTTAATGATTGGATAAGAGAAATGAATTTGTTTTGTTCAGACCCAGCCGTACCCTTCGATACCAGTGGTATGATTAGAATACCAAATTCTTACAATTCCAAAAGGGGCCTTTGGTCTATACCTTTGACAAGTAATGACTTAGAGCGAGGATTAGACCATATTATGTTAAAGGCACTTGAGCCAAAGAAAGGAGTAATTAGTTATGGTGAAAAAGGATTGCCTTTAGTCATCAAAAAAGATTACAAAAAGCCAAATGTATTTGACCCCAAATCCAAACCAATAGACTTACCAACTGTTTCTATGGATGGAGTCATTATACTTCCTTGTTTAAATTCCGCTGCTTGTAGATTAGGTAGTAACCCTAGCCATGATGCAAGAGTTCAACTAGTCAAATATTTATCTAAAAGATTAAGGAACTTTATGCCTGCCGAAAGGATAGAAAAAAGTAAGATAAAAGAGCATACAGAGACAATTATAAATTATATCAAAACATTAGAATGGGCTGATTTCAATGAAAACACCACTCGTTACCAAGTGAGTACAATAGTAGGTACAGAGTATCCTCAGACATGCTCTATGTTATACAAAAAAGGTATGTGCTTAGGTAAATGCCGATACTGGGATAAAACCGGTGCCATAACGGAGGAAGAATAATGTCACTATATTATTGCGAAATATGTGGTAATCGTGTAAGAGCCACTAAGACGATGAAAGACAATTATGAAAGCCGAAAAGACCCTGTTATCATCTGTCAATCTTGTAGGTATAACTTGAGAGTTCCCGATGAATTAAAGTGTACTCGTATGACAAAGGTGGGTCATAGGTGCGGCGGTATTCTGTTCGACAGAACCATAACAAAGTGTGCAGGGTGCAGGAGGAGAGGGTATGAGTAAGCCACCTTTGATAATAGATACTAACGAAAGAGGTCAATTGCACGACGCTGTTATTCGTGCAGCGGAAAGAGAAGGTTACTCTGTCAAGAAAGAGCACCTGCAAGGTATGGGAGATTACAAAGCGGGTAATGCTAACATAGAATGTAAAAGTATATCTGACTTAATTCAATCAACATTCAAAGGTCATTTACAGAGACAAATAGACAACTTAGATGCTAATTGCGAAAGAGTAATCTTACTTGTCCACGGTGACATTGCTAAATATGTAGCGATGTGTAAATCACAAGGAAGGCCTACCAGTTATCCAAAGGTACTTGACATGATGTTGGGTATATTTGCTAGGTTGACTGCTGACTTTGACTGTCACATTTACCGAGCAAAGGATTACACAGAGGCTGGTATATTCATAGCCAAGTTACACGCTAAAATGAACAAACCGGCCAGTAAACACGGAGCCAAGGCAATCACTAGAGTGAGCACCAATGATGTCAGGGCTGACATGTTGGTAACTATACCCGGATTCGGGAATGATTTGGTTGATAAACTACTTGAAAAATGCGGCTCTATCGAAGAGATGTTATTCCCCGAATCACTTAAGCAAGTGAGGGGTTTGGGAACAACTCTGCGCCAAAGGTTACTAGATGTCTTAACATCAGAAGAACCTATTAAAATTCAAAAAACATACAACAGGAGAGGGAAATGAAATGATGGAACACCGAGCAGATAAGTACGAATGCGTAAAACAATACCCGATATTAAGAGGTTACCTTGAGCACTTTAACCAAGTGAGTAAGAATAACGAAATTCCGGGATTAATATCTTTCTTCTTTATTTTAGGGCAAGCGGCTGTTCCTTATGTAAGGGTGCCTGTAGGTGGGAGTAACCTTGACCCTAGGGTAAGTATATTCTGGATTCAAGACACTAGGACAGGTAAATCTGCCGCTTATCAAGTAATAGAAAGAGTCCTTAAAGAAGCAGGTATGGAGTCTGTAGATTATAACTCTGGTAACGATGCCGCTCTTGTAGGTACACTCATACCAGACCCAGATTTTGACGGCCCTCTAAGAGATGCACCTCTAATAGAAAGAGCAGGTATATTAGCAGGTAGAAAAGGATTAAACTTTGACGAAGGTAGCGTGATACTCAAGACAGGTCAGCATAACGAAAGCACTACTCTTTTCTTACAGTCTGCTCTGAACTCAGCAGGTACTGGTCGTAACATTCTAACAAAGCACATGGCAAGAGGTACCTTTAGCGTCAAGTCGACAGTTTCTTTGTGGATTACCACATATCCACCAAAAGGTATTAAAGAGCATGTACTCGATAAAGGTATATTTCAGCGTGTTTTGACTTATTGGAGACACTGGACATTAGAGATGAAGAAAGAAATTAACCATTCTTTAGCCGAATCTGTTTACAATATGCCTAAGTATGAAATGGCTTTTGAAGATGTAGTTGAATTCTTTGTTGAGGCTGGTCGTAAGTTGAAAAGAAGAGTGTTAGAGTTAACTGACACTGCGCCTTTAGAATGGGATGCGATGACAGAAGATGACCAAGATGTACTAGTGGGTTCGGTAAAACACGCTTTGTTTGAACCAGATGAAGCGTATGTACCGGCTCTTATGTCAGCCATTGATGACTATTACGACATAGTAGAATCTATGAGTCCCGATAAACAAGGTATTTGTTCTTCGTTTATCATGGGGTTACAGAATTACACAAATGTACTGGCTCATCACATGGCTATGATAGAAGGTACATGGGTTGTTAGAGGAGACCACATAGACATGGCCAAAGAAATACTCTTGGACCTCTATGGTAATCTAATTCAATGGCTTGAGTCCGAAATAAACATCGGAGCAGGGGCTAGTGAAAAGAAGAAAATGCAAGGTTATTGGGCATCTGCTTATCGTAAATCGGAAGTATACGACTTCGAAGATACAAGAGGTGAAGGTTGGGCTAGAAAGAAACAAGTCATGGATAACTTTGGTAAAATTGCCAACTACAGTAGTCACGCTTCTGTTAATGACAAGTTCAAACTTTATGCAAGTGATATGTTCAAAGACACTCGTGAAGGCTCTAAGATATACATAAAACTCAAGGAAGAATACAAAGGTAGCAAGGAGGTCAAACAATGAACTTCTGGGATATACAGTGTATATGCTGCGAAAGTGTATTAGGTAATAATATCGGAGGGTATTTCATGGGTCACAAGGGCAGTCAACGCATTGCTGTTTGTGATTGGTGTTTAAGTTGCATGAGTGGTGAAGCACAGTGAACATGTTAGCCCTCGACATAGAGACTGCTAACTTTAGTCACGATATAGGTGGCTTTGGCCAAACACATTTGTTTGAACCTACAGTAGTCGCTACTTGGGATGGTAATCAAGGAGTAGTTTATTCTAACGAGTCTGTTTCTAAGTATTTACCAGAGGGCACCGTGGTAAAAAAGATGCACCCTGAGATAATAGGTAATGATTTATCAGAACATATTAACAAGGGTGGTTTAGTACTAGGTCATAATTTGAAAAGTTTCGATTTACCCATAATAAGGGATGCACTAGACTGCTACGCCGCAGGTGAAATTATGAAGAAATCTGACGAGCAAGTTTTCGATACTTCTGTTTTGTTGAAAGGTATAGTGGGTCACGCAGTACCTTTGTCAGATGCTTGTTATCATACTTTGAACAAGGGTAAACTTATGAATAGTCACGATGCCCCAGTGGAGTGGCGCAAGGGTAATTACAGTAAAGTTGCTGAATATTGCCTAAAAGATGCTGAACTTGTATATGAACTTTGGAAACACGGGATGGAAGAAGGGATTATCAAAGCAAGGTGCCGCAAAACAGGAGATGTCAAAGAATACGAGGTGGACTGGTAATGGTTATGATAGTCTGCGAAGTATGTAACAGAGATAATTGGGAAGGAATACGATGTGCTAAACACAGAGTATGCAATTCCTGTATAGATTCCATATTGGAAAAACATTTTGAGAGGGAAAATAATGAACGAAAACGAAGCAAACACAAGTGCAGTAGTGCATAATATAAGAGCAGCAAAAAGAGCCGTAATGACGGTTAAGACAACCCTTGGTCCGATGGGTATGGACAAGATGATGGTAGATGCCGGTGGTAATGTAATAGTTACTAACGACGGTGCTACTATTCTACAAGAACTAGACATCAGTCACCCAGCGGCTAAAATGGTAGTCGAAGCGGCCAACACACAAGAGAACATATGCTATGACGGTACTACGAGTACAGTGGTCTTGGCAGGCGAACTACTGGGTAACAGCGAACTCCTGTTCAACAAAGGTCTACACGCTAACATCATATGTCGTGGTTACAGAAAAGCCTCCAAGTGGGCAACTGACCACATAGCAACTTTATCATTCAAGGGCGACAAGCATTTATCTAATGTAGCCAAGACTTCGATTACAGGTAAAGCACTTGAATCAAGTGTAGAGCATGTCAGTGGTCTTTGTGTCGAAGCAGTTAAGAAAGCCGGTGGAGAATTTGAGCGCATTCGTGTTCTATGTCAACCGGGTGGTAGCCTAGATGACTCGTCTTGTTTTAGTGGAGTGGTATTGCACAAAGAATTCATTCTTCCTGCCATGCCTACTCTACCAAACGGTAAGGCTTTACTAATCAACACTGGTTTGAGCGATATCAAAAGCGACGATAATGTCCAGTTGAATCTTGGCTCTGCTGCTGAATATCAACAGTACAAGCGTCAGTCCGGTAGAGAGCAATGGGTTGAGAAGGCTAATACTATTACTAATCTTCTACCAGAAGGCGGAGTAGTATTTGTTAGAGATACAGTTCATGAAGTTGTAGCGGCTACACTAGCCAAGCATAGCATATCCATGGTACATAGAATACCTGAAAGTGACATGACAGCATTGGCTAAATTACTTAACACCACTATTGCTCACAGTACTGATGATTTACTTGAAGCAGTTGACTGTGATGCTGAATGCAAGACAATCGGTGACATGAAATATGTCGTAGTCAAAGGTAAAGGTGAAGTTACTACCCTTATTCTAAGAGGTGCTACTAAGCAGACTCTTGACGAAACTGAGCGTGGATTTGAAGATGCACTTGGAGTAGTCTGTCTGGCTTTCAACAGCAACGCAGTCGTCTACGGTGGAGGCTCTGCTTATTTGAATGCAGCGTTGCACTTGCGCTCAAGGGCTGCGGAAGCAGGTGGTAGAGAGCAGATGGCTATCGACGCATTTGCTGACTCATTAGAGTCTATACCGGCTACCATTGCTGAGAATGCAGGTCATGACCCACTTGACACTATCTTGACACTAAGAAATGAACACAAGGCGGGTAACACTGATAGCGGTCCAGATATAGAAAACGGCGGTGCTTGTTCGATGAAAGAACAAGATGTATTCGAACCACTTGATTTAGTCAAGCAGGCTATTCAATCGGCCAGTGAAGTTACAATCAGTATACTACGCATAGATGATATCATCGGCAAGCGTGGTGAGTGACTTGAGTGACGAGCACGAAATACCTCCAGCGACTAAGGAGGAAATAGAAGACTTTTTATTTTTTAACAAAAGTCTGAAATCATTGATTTCTAAAGAGCATGTTCAAAATGCAGTAAAAGAAATGAAAGAAAGGAAGGATTACAAACTAAAGCAACAGTTAGCCGCTGAGAAGTCAAAAAAGTTCTATGAAAAGAACAAAGAAGCATTAGCCCACAATGCGTTTTTTAGTGCCACAGAAATAAAAAACTGTCCAAAATCTTTGGTCGCAATTTTAGAGTGGAGAATGGAAAAAATACATGATGAAATAGATAGTGGTAAGTGGCTTGGTGAAAGTTTGGGCTACGCCAAAGGTTGTTTTTTTGAATTAGGAAATCTTTTGTCCTTTCTACCGGGTAGTTTAGGACACGCTGCTGCAATAAAAAATAAAGAACAGCGAACTATAGGTGAGTGGCTAGGCGTTGGGCTTATAGAAATAGAAGAGGAATAAATATGAGACTATGCTCAAAAAGAGGTTGTTTCAATCTAGCCCATCGAGGATTTAGATATTGTTTAGCGTGTCTCCGTGGAAAAGACGAGGAAGAGTAATTACTCAAATGTGCTCGCTTTCTGATGAGGATTACTCAATTAGTTTAAGTATAGTATGGTATACCAAAACTTATGGCGAAAGAACCCATAACAGAAAAGAGCGAGGGAGTACATCCTGATTATGAACAACCAATATTTGGTTTTAACGAACCTGTGATAACACAACAAATGCGTCAATTAGACGACTTTATAGAAATGTGTCAAGAATATCTATTTAGGCATAAGTTATCTATTTTTGAAAATGAAACTGAGGAAGATGGAGAAGGTAATGTTTCTCTAAATATGATGGTTGAAAGTCCAGAGTTATTATATGACTATATAGAAACAGCAGGTGCATTTTTTAGTGAAAATACTTATTATATGATAAACTCTATTGTCGCTAATCATCAAGAAGATTGCACCGAAGCGGGAGTAAGTGCTATGCTTACTTTGCTAAATTTATGTAGAGAACACCCTCAATACATGCTTTCTGGAAATGGTGTGGGCGGAGGTATAATTTCCCAAACAACTCATGAAAGAATGGAACTACTGAGAAGTTTGTCGGAATAAACTTACCTTCCTAACTTCTCAGCCATTTGTCTGAGATAGCGGGAGAATCTGCCGCCAGCCTTTCTTGATATAGGCTCTGCCTTGCGCTTACGGACACCCTTGAATCCAAGTTGTCCATGAAAGCGTATGTAGTCGCAGAAAGAGCACTGGTGTAGAACTACAGGCTCACCTGATACATAACAACCTGATATCGACAACGGTAGAGAAATACGATTGCAGTTCTCGCACCTTTGCTTGAGCATGTCGATTAATCTACCCATCAACTCACCGTGTGCAAGTCTACTTTATGCCAATCAGCACCATCGTAGACAAACTTACCGTATTTGTTTATACCTACATCTACATTTATCTTAGTACTGGTACTATGCCCGCCGCTGGTAGAATCAAAGTGAAGAGTGTGACTTCCAGCCTTATGGTATATTTCTATAACATGCCCTCTAGGGAAGTCATTAGTTGGGTTGATAGTTCTATCAGTGTCAGTAGTGATTATCCATATGTTGCCTTGGTCAAAGTTAAATGTGACATTACCACTAGTGGTTATCACTTCTACTCTATTTGGACCTAATATATGAGTATCCGTTGAAGGAGTAGCGTGAACATTTCTAGGTGATGCAGCATACACCAGCCCATGTCGACTACCTGCTACATCAGCAGCGTGACTTTGCCATATAGCACCGAAAGGGCTACCAGCGAAGTTACCACCTTCGTTACCTGCAAAGAAACTATCTAGGTCAGCAGCGGAATTAATAGAGTTACCGGGATAAACAGTGTTACCATTTTCAGCCTTAGTCATAGGCGTTAAAAAGTTGACAGCGCTGTCTAAGAATGTCCTTCGGTCAAAGATTATTGGGTCATTACCTAATACACCACTGGTACTGATAGTGTACCTAAGCACTGCGAGTACACTACTGTGGTGATTAGAGTCAGTATTAGCAGTGATACTTGGGTCAGAAAGGAATCTGTTCGGTATTAGCGGCGTACCTGCTGATGCTACAACGGGTGTACCTATTTCGTACATCACATTGTCTTTTGGTGAGTTATTACCAACTAGATATATTACTACAAACACTTCTGAGTTAGAGGAAGGATTGCTAGGTAAATCGCCAGAAAAGTTAGAATCAGACTTAACGGTAAAGGCAACAGTGCTACCCGGACCGCCTGCAAACTTGTACAGAATACCATCTATTTTGCAGTAACCACCGTTGACTGTAATCAACCCTGCGTTGCCTGCTGTGATGTAGCCGGGAGTACCGGAAACTACGCTGTTTCTAAGCGAATGACCTTTAGCACCGTCGCTTAATCTCAAGATGCCGTTACCGTGTAATCCTTCGTACAGATTAGTAAGGCTAGGGCTAGTAAGTCCATCGCCGTCTCTGAGTCCTTGTGAATTTGCACCGTAACCAGTTGCGCTCGTATGTCCTGCTTTTGGATTAGTCATTGTCCCACCTCTATAATTGCTGTAAATTTGATTTCGTTATTGCTAGTTTTTTCAACTGAGTTGTAAGTGTATCTACAGAAGTCAGTAGTATCGGTAGAATCGCTAGGGTTCTTGTATCTGATTACTACTTCCCTCAAAGGTAGCGTGAAACTCACATCTAATGACAGTTTTGCTTCTACAGATAGGGTATTGTCATCTATAATCTTAACATCGGGTTTGACAACTACGGCTGGTCTACCTATACCACCATCTTGTTGAGTGGCTACTGTTCCATCGAAGCCGAATACTACTTCGTTTATTCTCGCTCTTAGCGTGTCTATCAAAAATCTTGTTCCTTCGTCTAATAATGGCATATCAACCTCTCCTGTTCTTAAGATATCTACTTTGTACTGCACCTAGTTTATGATGTGCGTTCTTTGATTCTGGTAAAGTGTCAGACCTTATCAATAATTCTTCGTTGTCCAGTACCGGATGAACGCTTCTTGATTTAATGACAACAGTGTTAGTCCCTACACTGGCTGAATGTATGTGACCTAGTTCGTTACCACTAGAAGTATAAACAGGTTGGTTATCTGTAGTGAACACAGAATTGGCATTTACTCCATCAGTCGTAAATGATGTAGTACCTATCGCATGACCACCACCATTGTTTATGAGGACACCCGTACTTTGTAGTTCAAGAGTACCGTGTATAATGTCCCTATTAGGTTGACCTAGGTTGAAACCGACACCTCTGTTATTGTCAACTCTTTCTGCTATTTCCCAACTAACCTTCACTTTAAATCCAAAAGATGTGCTAAATTCTTCTACGCTGAATTGCCTATTTCGGTCAAAATCATCATCAGCAGTATTACTAATGTCGACTTCTTGGAATTTCTGCAACACATCTTCTAAAGTACCGTCTACTGAGTTGATATGTAAGTCAGATTTACGATTTATTAAATCATAATTGCCACTCAGTACTATCTTCTTATCATCGCTTGTTCTTGAGTGATAACTAACTAAATCACCCGGTTGTATATGCGTACCTTCTAACACATCTTTCAAAATCTTAGAATCTGTTGCTTTTTTTGCCATTCTAAGCATATTTTGACCTATTCTTCTAGCACTAGCCTTGGTCAGAGCAGTAGGAGCAGTAATACCACCGGGTAATTCGTTGACAGAATTCTCTTGAGGGCCAAAATCGTCTATCTGTACTACATTTTTGTCGTTATTAGCCCTAGATTTACCCCTTACTACTACTCTATTAGGTAAAGCACTGTTGTTGTTCTCGGATGTACCGCCAGATACCCTGTTTTCTGTCAAAAGATGCTCTCTTTCTATTTGGGTTTGAGGGGAATAAATGAGGTTACCGAACCTGTCACTTCTTGGGGAATAAAAGTCGTGTTTGGCCAAGTATCTTAGTGCTGTTATAGAATCAATACCATAGAAATCTCTGGCTACGAAAGTACCACTGTGCCTCTTTACTTTAATTCCACTAAGTGAACTCTTAGACGAGTTACCTAACTTGATTGCGAGGTCAGAAGTCCTCAGCCCTACTCCCACTTTCTGAACAAAACGGATGGTTTTATCAGTGAAACCGATGTCACTCAGTTTGCTGCCTTTTAGGTTCTCTAGTCGGTATCTGTTACCCTTTGTAGCGTTCTGAACCTCTGATAATACCAAGGCTTGGTTATTATGTTCACTACCGACTACTAAAGGTGGCAAAACAGTTGCTGGGTAGTTTAACTCACTTCCTCCAAAACCAAGAACAGCGCTAGTAAATTTAGCCCTAGCCTTGTCACCGTCATAGAACAACGAGCCCTCATAGGTCATACTGTCTGTCGGATTATGAAGCAAACGGATGGTATCTTCTTCCTCAATAAGTTTGTATCTGCGCTCAGGTGTAGGTATAAAGTCAGTTTTGGTAGGCTTGTTAGCCGCAAATCCAGCCTTAATCTTAGTGTACTGAGCATGACGAACAGCGTTGTCGACAAAGCGTGGCTTACGAATCTTCTTCATTACAGTGTTCTGAGCGGCGTCTGCTCGACCTGTTGCGAGATTCTTACCTAGTGCCATACTCACTCCCTTCCATAGGGGTCAATTCCCTCTGTCACTAAATATTGAGGCGGTATTGTCTGAGGAAACATCGCTATATTTGTTGAATCAACCATATCCATAGGTATAGAGCCGTCTTTTGGTGCTCTGATGCCAACTATTGCAGGTGGCGACTTTGGTCGATTTACAGTTTGTGTTCCTATTCCAGATTTGTGTTTCTTTGCATAAAACCTTGCTAAGTCTATGTCTCCGGTAGCGTAAACTGCGTTACCGTAATTACCAAATGAAGGCTTTAATCCTGTAGATTGAATAGCGGGTATATATCTTTGACCAGTGCCATGATAATACATAACAGGTCCGTAAGGACTCGGTAAGTCAGGATGAAACTCACCAAGCGTAGTCTGACGCTTCAATATCATCCAAGCCTCATCCATTGGTGTCATACGCTTCACTCAATCCCTATTTCTCCTCTTTCACCAAAGTGACTTTGACCACCTGTCCAACCATCAGGTAATCTTACCAAAAATTCAGGAGGTATATGTTGGGTAATAAAGCCCTCAGCAGGCTCGTCTCTACCTTGAAAAGGATAGCCTCTGTTTCTAAAGATGCCCTCGATTTGCTCTATTGGCATCCTTATTCCTAATCGACCTCTGCCCAGTTCTGCATCACTATACATGTTCCAGCCGCCTGCGCCTTCACCAGCGGGAAACACCCAATTGCCCGATTTGTCTTTTATGTCAAACGGTTTGTAACGGTCACCGCCTCTTGCACCCGTATTCATGAATTGACGGTCTTCCCACCTAACTGCACCTTCACTTGCAGGAACAGGCTTTAGCCCCTCTTGTATCAATCTATGAAACGGTTGTCTATGTTCTTGAGGTATACTTTGTCCTAAATCTGTGTCTTTATACCACGATTCTAAAGGATGTAATCTCCTCATAGTGACGGGGCCATGAGGTGAAGGAAAGTCGGGGTGATGCTCTCCAAGCGTCGTTTGACGCTTTAGTATTGCCCAAGCCTCATCCATCGGTGTCATGCGCTTCACTCCCCACTATGGTCTCCAGTATTATAAGATGCATCCCCTTTGCTACCCTTTGGATGTAGCGTCTGACTGTGCCTTGGTTGAACACTGTAATCACCCTCATCATCATCTATAGAACGACGACTTGCGTCGGCTCGGAAGTGCTCAAGAGTGTTTTCTGACATGACCATTC